GTATCAGGATCGGTTCTAAACTCAGGTTTGACAAATGGTCGAATACAAAAGTCGAACCGACGCTTAACGGCTGTAGGACAAGCTGCGCCAGTAGTTAAAGATTCCATTGAATTCATAGTAATAACAACTAATGATACATCAATGGGAATCTTACCTTTTTCGTCAACGTCAGCCTTAGTTGCAGTCATGGGAGCATTATTCTTAATACGAATTAAGAAATCAACCGGATTTACATCAGAAAATTCCGGTTTAAGAGCACCCAAATCGTCACAAATAAGACATTCAGTTAGACCATCAGCCCATGAATCGTATTTATCCGTAGGATTATACGTACGGATACGCTCAGGCGTACAAGGACGATTCATAGCCTTAAGCAATGTAATTGCCATCATATTAGAAATTGTGGATTTGCCAACAGATGAATCCCCAATAATGCAAACCACTAATGGTGCTTGACGAAGCTTACCATCAGTTTTACATTGAAGATATTCAGCACGAATCATAGTAAGGGATTGTGCCATACGCATATACATTGCTTTTTCAGGCCCCGATGTTTCACGACAAGCACTTTGGATCATCTTTTGAGTTTTATCCAAAAGATTACCAAAATCACGAGAATCCATATTATGAATTCTCATTAAATTGCCAGTCTTGCACATAGGCCAATATTCAATAACTTTTTGATATTCTGTCATAATATCAACAGGTTCAAAAAGAAATGAACAAGTTCGTGTAGTAAATAATTTATATCCTGTTTCAGCAAAATAAACAATAGTTTTGCTAACAAGATCTAAAATATCAGTATGATCACGAACTCTCTCCGAAACTTTCATACCAAAAGTTCGAAGCGCACTTGTGGTGATTAAAGACTTCTTAGAATCAAGAAGTCCAGCAACAACACAAATGGTAAGAAGATCACGAATTCGCTTATAAAGCTCCGTATTCTTAAATTTAGTTAATACACTAAATACAGTTTTAGAGCCAGTCCACAAAGAATCAATATCAATTGATGATTGCGGGCGAACAATTTTATGACATTCTTGTAAAAGAAACTGCACCATACTTGCATCAAGAATATTGGACATATACATAGTAATAATACTAAGAGTATTAGTCCAATTTGTAGATGATGAAAGCGAAGTAATTAGTGAAGTAAATTGTATAACATTTTTTGTTCCAAAAGCTTCAATAAGAAATTGAGATTGAAAATCAAAAGCAGATTCTGGTTTCAAATTCAACTTCTT